AAAATTTAAAGTGGTCTTCATCTTCCATCCATATAAGAACACCATCATTTGTTTCACCATCGAAAGTAATTGTAACGTCTGTTCCTGCAGTTCCTGCACCAAAAGTAATAGTGTTACCTAAAAGCTTTGTAATAGGTCCGCCTTCTCCAGTAGTGCCATCGTGCGTATGTCCAGATGATGAATTAAATACTGCTAATATTTGGTCAAATTCGTCATTGGTATCAGCCGCATTAATAACGTCACCGTCTGTGTAAGTTGATTGTCTTGAGTATGCTGCTCCCATTATCTTCTAGCTCCTGCATCAAATTCTAATTGGAATCCCTTCAATGAATATGGAGAAGAAACCCCGCTGTCCACCACACGAAGAGCAACGGCAAAGCCACTGCCCTCTATGGACTGTCTTACTAATGGATTGGATTGACCACCATAAGTTGCCGTTCCGTATATTGATGACCCGTACAACGCCACAACACTTGTGCTATCAAAAGGATAAGCTGCTGGTCTCGGCACTTGTGGGTCTTCATAGTCATATCTAACAAACAAATCTGAGTTTACTGTTCCTGTAGGTGCGTAACTTATGATAACTCTTTGAAAGTTTTTACGTATACCTGCATCTCCCATTGTTAAATCTGGAGAACGGTATCTACCAGTTATAGTTGTACCATCAAAAGTGTTGCCTTGTTCTTGTCTAAATACAAACCCATCATATCCTCCATGTAAAATATAACTTACACCATTAAATATATTTGAGTCTGTGCAAGAGGGACGTATTCCTATAAATTCAGAGAACTCATATCTGTCTGCTTTTTTTGAACATATAACTCCTTTTTTGTCATCTCCTGCAGACTTAGTAAAAAATATTCTATATTGTGTTTTTTCTGGTATTACTAAGCTGTCAAAATCACTAACATCTGTTTCATCTAAAAACAATTGTTGCACTGGAGTTGACAATGTTCCTAATTCTACGTCACCTATTTTCTCAGTACCAGCTACAGTACGTAGTCCATCTGGACCAAGAAATATAATGTTACCTGCAAATTCTCGTATCGTGTGTCCATTTTTACATCCTAATTCTCTTGTAACAGGCTGTAGTTGAAAATCTGCAGAAGTGTTACCTACTAATTTATATATTCTTTCATCAGCAAATATGTATAAAACTTCACGAAATGGAATTAGTCCTGTTATAGTTCCGTCTATGGAAAATGAACCAGCCCCATTTGCTGCACTAAAATCTGTGTCACTATAAGGTGCAGTAAAAACAATCTCTTGCGGTGTTGCTGACATTCCTGCAAAAAATAAAGAGTTTTTAAATCCTGCTACAAATTTAGGATTAGCAGGTGCTCCTGTAGCATTTAAATCAGTTACAGTGCTGTTGTCATATTTTGATGCATGATTTGCACCATCTGCCCACACTATAAAATCTGTTCCTGCAAGATTGTATCTAAAAAATGTATATTTTCCTGCACTAGTTCTGCCTGTGTCAATTTCAGTCCATGAACCTGATGTGCCACCTTTAAATACTTTTTCTCCACGAGCTGCTATTACATTACCTTTATACATAGCCGTCATCAAAACAGGTTCTGTACTAGCAGAAGTTTGAGGAACTATATTACTGTTCCATTTAGTAAATCCGTTTATTCTTCTATAACCGCCTTGGGTGTCTGGCTCAAAGTTTTGTAACTCATACGCCATACCTGGGTCCATTGTAAAAGTTGATTGGTCTAGAACTAATCCGCCCTGCAATGGAAAAACAAAAGGGCTTAACTGTGATTCATCTGCCATTATATAACCTTAAAAGAAAGCGGCTGAAGCTGATGAGGATGCTCTCTGTATAAATGTTGACCGTAAATATTCTGTTCTATTTAACAGGATACTTTGCATATGTTTAATGCCTTCTTCAAATCTAGCAAAATTTAATTGGTATTGCTGTGCTTCTCCACGATACTGATATCCATAAGCAGTCGCTCCATCAACTATAACTTGTTGAAATTGTTCTGGTATAGCAGGTACATCTGTAGCCGCTGATAAAGTAGTAGGTATTTTAAAAAATTCAAATTTTAATTCGTATGCTTTATCAGGATAAGGAAACAATAAAAAATTATTATCTGCTGTTCTAACAACGTGTCTAGGAGTAGCTCCTGAATCAAATTGTGCTACTCGGACATCATCTGAATGTGATGCCGCAGTTGTAGAATTAGCTCCTCTTGTGCATCCTGTAAAAGTAGTTGAGCTAGTCCCTGTGTATGTTATTTGTTCGCTTTCAATATATAATGTGCCTGTAGAAGAAAATCCTGTAGTGCTATCAACAGTTATTGTTGTTGCAGAACTATTAAGAGAGCCATCTAGTAATGTGGCTGTTACATCATCTTCTTGAGTGACATGTAAATCTAAATACTCTTTGTAGTCCATAACAGTTAATGCACCACCTGCTGTTCCTAAATCACTGTCTTTACTTACTCTAAATGTTTCATAATCAACATGCTTAGCATTTGTAGGAATACTATAACGTATAGTTCCTGGAACTAACGTAGTAGTTTGCGTATCATGATTAAAACCCCATCCAAATTCTCTTTGGTTGATATAATTAATTGAGTCATTGACTGCGTTTTTACATTGTGTCTGAAAACCTCTAGCACTTGTAAAACCAGCAGAGGTCAAAGCAACCTCATTAAATCTTGCAATCACTAAATTAGTTATACCTAAATAATCGTAAGCCATAATACTCCTATGTAAAGAGAGGGCAAGTTTCCCTGCCCCCTCAATAACTCAATTATGCTAATTGGTCTCTATCGACTTCATCAGCTAATTGTTGATGCTCACCGTTACAATCAATAACACAAGCGTACACTCGTATTTTTCCTGATGTAACGTCAGCAGAACCTGCAATCAATTTTACATCAATTGTATCAGTAGCTGACACAAACTGTGTAAATGTTGAAGCTGCACCTGTTACAACGTCATTTGCCTGTCCATTTGTTCCTTCTGCTAGAAAACCAGCGGAAGATACGTCACCACCATCAATGATGTCGTCACCTGCTGCAAAATCAATATCTACAGTTGGTGATGTACCATTAAAAGCAGTAAGCACTTCTGCTCCTGCAAAGAGAACCAAAGTTCCTGCAGGAATTTCTAGAAGTTGAAAAATGTCACCGTCTGTACATGAGTAATCAGTTATTTTAGAAATATCTAAAATAGACTCAATCATTCTCATGCTAGTTCCAGGTCTACTACCAGGTAATACTGCTATGGAATCAGAACTAACACCAGCGGTTGTGCTGGCGGTCATATCAAAAGTTGCCATTTGTTATACCCCCTTACGCTGCGTTATACTTAGCGGTAACGATAGCTTCTGGACGAAGTATCTTTCTACCATATAAGTGCATTCCACGGACGATGTCTGCGAACGAATCAGGGTCACGGTATGACTCTGTTTTCGTAATTTGTGAAGCTGAAGCTATAGCTGAAGAATGACCAGCAACAATTAATCCATAGTTACTGTTCTGGTTAGCTGTTCCAGATGTTCCTGGACCAGTTCCTACTGCTGGTAAGTTGTTTGACATATAAACGTCAAAGCCATGAATTTTACCAACGGTTAAACCATTCTTCAATCCTGTTTGGTCTCCACCAAAATCGGCATCCATAAGACGAGAATCCTCATCTTTTAAGATTTCGATAAATACAGGGTGTAGAACCAACCATCTACCATCAGTGTCAACAAACTGGGTGTCAAGCAATCTTCCCATTCTTGCAATTACTTGCAATGGTGAGGCAGTTGCTGTGGCTAGAGCTGTTGCTCCACCAGTTCTTGCCTGAATTGGAATAGAGTGGTCGCCAGCACTACCTGTAGTAATGTTACCGAAGTCACCCTTTTTCAACTTCATAGATGTTAAGAGTTCATCTGAACCTGCAGTTGTAACTGCTTTTGAACCTGAAACGGTGTCATTAGCTGTTCCTGCAACAGTATTCAGAGAGGATTGTTTAAATCCTGAAAGATAACCAAGAACTTCCTGGTCGTGTTGGTCACGTAGTCTATACCCTGCACGGTCAGCGGCCATAGATTCAAAGTTCACGTGAGAGTGAGCTTCTTCAATATCGTCTACTTTAAATGCAAAGTAATTAGCTTTGTCCACCACGAGTGAGAAATCTTCGTCATCTAAGTCTTGTGGAGTAATCTGAGTTCCCCTAGCGTACTCCTTTACAGTGATTTCTGGTTCTTTAATAATTTTAACAGTATCACCGTAATTCGCAATTTCTCCGAAGTAGTCATTATTAGTAATGCTATCTACAACAGAGCTTTTACGAAAGGCTTGCTGGACTTTTTGCGAGTAGATTACGGGGCTAAAATTGCCATTAGGTAAGCTACTGTAACCAGCTGCTGTCTTAAATGCCATTGTATTGTCTCCCAATAGGCTATACCGATTCTCTAAACACTAATAAGACCAGTGCTCTAAAGGTGTCCAAAAGGGGCTATAGATTTCTGGGTGGTTAATAGGTATAAAAAAATCAGAAACTCTGCTACACTCAGAGTTCAAAAAAACGTATTAAGTGTTGATGTGTAGACACTTTTTGGCAAGTAGTCCTATAAGGGGTTGCCATAAATATATAATTTTTACCACAAAAATTAACAAATGTAAAGAAAAAAATTATCTTTGTGGTCTTGATACATCATATATAAAGTTGCCAGACTGGATAGCTTCCATAATTGCTTTCTCATTTTTTTCATATTCATGAGGTTTCATTTGTGCAACATCAGACTCTCTCCATTGATTGCTTTGACTTTCTTTGTTATTAGCAACATTATTCTGACCTCTAGTTGTTACAGCTTTTGCGGCATCACTAGAATTAGTTTTTTTCTTTTTAGTGTTGGCAATACCTGTATCAACTTTATATAAATCAATAGCTCTAGAAGCTGCGTGTGCATCTGACTCATTTTCATATAAAGCTTGCTGAACCCATTTAGGTTGAGTGTTTACCCATTCATGAAATTTATCGTCTGCCCTAATTTCTTCAAAGTCAGGGTGCTGTGCTATTAATTCAGCCTCTGCTCTTTTTCTAGCCGCATCTGCCTCTTTTTCGGCAATAGCTTGTAATCTTTTTTCAATACCAGAGTCAAACTCTTTTGCTTTTTTAGCGGCAATTGTTTCAATAATTTTAGCTACGTCAGGATATTCTTTTGACCAAGCTGCTAACTCCTCATCTGTTTTAGGAAGTTTAATAGCTTTTTGTGTAGCAGAACTTAACTGTGCTTGCAGTTCTTGTATTTTCTTTTTACTTTCTTCTTCACGCTGACTCATATGTCTACGTAAATCACCATAGCGTTTTTTAAAAGTTTTTTCCTCTGCAGAAAGATTTGCAGTTTCTTCAGCATCTGCTTTATCATCTTGTTCTTTTTTTACAGCTTGAGCACGTTCTTCTTCCAGTCTTTGTAACTCGGAATCTTCATGTGAAGTATCTCTGCTATATCGCATAGGAACTTTTTTAATATCTTGCTTTACAGCACCAATTGCTTGACTCATTCATTTCTCCTTATAAATGTCCTGCCATTTCTATTATATCACAAAGTGTGACTAGTTTGCAACAGTTTTTTTAGCCTACCTCTACACCTAATTCTTTGGCTTTCTTTTTACCTTCTTCAGATTGCCAATACGCTAATGGACTTACTTCGTTTCCTTCTTTAGCGTCAGCAGGTTTGTATTGTTTATCTGCTTGTATTTCATATTTGTCATCTCTAATAGCGTTAGCATCATTAGAACTATTCATAGCATCAAAAGCCGCAGTTGTGCCTTGTTTCATAGATTCTATAACCCAAGGTTCTACAGTATCTCCAGTTCTAGCTGCAGCGTAAAACGATTGCTCTGCTCTAGATAATTTAAAAAAGTCTTTCATTTGTAATCCAGTCTTTTTAAAATCTGTATATTGTTCTGCATTCATTAAACCATTAGGGTCAAATTTTCCATCATTTAATGCGGTGTTTATTTTACCGTACGCATCAGCCTCTTGCGGACTAACTTTTGTAACACCATATTGTGTAAATCCTAAGTCTTTAGCATTTTTAGCAGCTCTCTCACTTCTTCTTTCACTAGCAGCTTCTCTTCTTGATTTTTCTGCTAATTCAAATTTACTTAGTTCAGAAAGTTTTTTACCTGTAATAGGGTCTATTTCTGCGTAAGTTCCAAACTCTTGTACAATAGGCTGTCCCTTAGAATCATATCCAGTGACTAAATTCATAGTCTGAGGGTTTTCTAGATTATATCCAGCGGCACTTAATTCTGCAGAAGTTAAATTGTTAACATCATACGTTCCCTCTTTAGCTCCAGGTTTATTTAAAGCAACTGCTATATCAGCTTTACTTGGATTATAGTTTGCATTTCGTAAAGCTGCCTTTTGAGGATTAGTAATACTTTCATAAAAAGCTGAAGGTATGTTAGCAAGAGGCATATCACTATATTTTCCAGTTGGTGATGTAGGGTCACCTAAAGCTCTAGGTGGACCAAACAATTTAGCGGCATCGGTTTTAACGTCCTCTCCAATTTTTTTCAATTGTTTTTTCGCATCTTTTTCTGTAAATTGACTTATTGTTTTTACATCATCTTTAAATTGACCAAAATTAAATCCAGGATTTTGTTCTGGGTCTAGGTATTGTAAAACATCAGGTCTATTTCTATCTTCTCTAGATTGCTCCGATTCTTGTAGTGCTTTTTCTAGATTTGACAATTCTGTTTGTCCTGTTCCTTCTTTAAGATAATCTTTTGCCTCTTCACTCATAACAGGAGGAGCAGGTAAAGCTGGACCACCTATAATTGGGCCTGGGAACTCAGGTGGAGGTATAATAGGTGTAATAGGAGTAGGGTCAATTCCAGGTCCAGGTACAACACCTCCAGGAGGTTCATCAGGACTCATCCAAGGTTTTCTTTGGTCTTCTGGTAAATAATGTCCTATATTTGGAGCAACTACTTTTGGTGCAGAATATCCATACGGTGTTTGAGTATACGTAGGAGTATAAGCTGGGTTATACGTAGGAGTTGGTCCTGGAGCAGGAAGAGGATTAGGTAATACAGGCATTACTGGAGGATAAAAATCCAAAAAATCCTGAAAATTACCTCCCCTTGTATTTTGGTCAGAATAAAAACCTGGAGGACTACCCCCTCTTGTAAGCGGTGGAGAATTGTAAGTATATTGACTAGAGGCTGCTTGTGCCATAGGTATAACTCCTGCTTGTGCTTTCATTATGCCACCTTGTCGAGTCTTCTTTGTCTTTCCCTCATCAATATAGGATATCTGCCCATCCATTTCCATTTCTTGTAATCCGCCTAATGCTTCTCTTCGCATTCCTTCATACGTTGCTAAACCGTGGTATCTTACAACATTTGCAGGAACAACTAACTCTCCCTCACTCATAAGAACTAATTGGTCATCTGCAACTTCTTTTTTAGTAGCACCTGGTGGAGGATTGCCTTCTTCTGCTTTACTATAATCTATTTCAGGAGCACCAAGTCCAATCATAACAGCCATACCTGTAGATTCCTTTGGTTCTTTATCAACTTTAACAGTACCCTTTTTAGCCATAGTAGGCATTGCAGGTGTTTTTGCTTTAGCCTCCGCTAACTCATTCTCTAATTCTGCAATAGCAATGTCTCTAGGGTCATTAGATGCAGGTTGTTTTTTAGGTCTACCTAAAGGTCTTGCTGGAGGTTGTAATTGTGCATCTTTTGGTCCGCCTCCTGTAGGTGCTGAAGTCGCTTGTGTCATTGGCATAGTTCCCTGTTTTGCTTTCATAATACCACCTTTTCTTTGAGTAACAGTATAATCATCTGTAGATTTCATGGGGTCTGGCTCTGGCATATTTTGAGGAATAGGTGCAGGAGCAGGGGTAGAAGCTGTTCCACCTTGTTCAGGTGGTGTCATTGGACCTTGCATTTCAGGAACAGGATTGTTACCAAAGCTTTTTATTCCTTTCCTTCCATCTACTTCTTCTGCTTCTTTACCTTGTCCTATTAAAAGAGCATTATCAATAGCCTTTTTAATAAAATCATCTCTATTAGGGTATTTTTCTCGTAAAGCTTTACCATATAAATTATTGTTGTGGTCAATTTTACTTTCTGCGTCATCCCCCTCTCGTCCAGCAATAAAAGCTTGTCCTTGCACAGATTCTACAAGTCCGCCTAATAATATATGTCGTATCGTGTCTTCTGTTGCATCCTTGTCTTGAAATTGATACTCTTCTGCAATATCTTTGGCTATTTGAAACGCATCCATTACAGCATCATTGTCTTGTAATACAAGTGCTCCTAATTTATTTATGCCAGCTTTTATTTTTGTTCCAAGAGAGGAATCCTCTCTAGCACCATAAGGAATTAATCCTAATCTTTCTACTAATGATTTTTTATTTTGACCAGTAAACTCTGTATCTGTGTAGTCATCCATTGATAAGGGTCTCATGTCTTCAGCCATTTTTGTCCTCCGCAGCTTGCATTACTTCATCACGTAATGTTTTTAGTCTTCTAATTTCTTTTATTGCCCCTTGTGCTTGATACCAATCCTTAGGGTCTGTAGCTTGTTCCATAATTAAATGAGCAGCTAAAGTTCTTTCGTGCATATATTCTTCTAATGCATCTATATGTTTTTTTGTATTGACTAAACTTAATAATTTTTTTGCGACGATAGGTGTCACTGCATTCCTCCAAGGTCAGGTGGTGTATCTGGGGTTTGTTGTTGTGTACCACTAAATCCCTGTTCTTCTGGTAATGGAGCTGAACCTACACCAATATTACCTGCTCCTCCTCCAGATGGGTCTTGTGGATTTACCCCTTGGGCATTTTGTTGTTGCCCTTGCATACCCTCTCCTGTGGCTTTAATTATTTCAGCCTGTATAAACGCTTCTCTTTCGTCGTTAATTAATTTATCT